TACCTGGTCACACCAGGGGAGGTTAATTACTGACATTTCAGATATGCCAAAAGGTACCTATGGGTTTATATATGAAGTAATTCATAAACCAACTGATACTAGATACATAGGAAAAAAAGTTCTCTACTTTGAACGTAATAAAAGACTAGGTAAAAGAGCTTTAGAGGAATTAAGATTAGATAGAAAGGCAAAAGGAATAGGCGGTAGGACTCCACTTAAGCAAAAAGTAGTAACAGAATCAGATTGGAAATCTTATTATGGTTCTCAAAAAGAAATATTAGCTATATCTAAAAAAGATAATGCTCAAGAGAATTGGGAAAAAAGAATCCTTGAATTTGTACCTAATAAAAAGCTGTTAACCTATTATGAGACTAAACACCTATTTATTAATAACGTATTAGAGGATGAATACAGTTCTCATATAAATGATAACGTACTCGGTAAATTTTACCGTAAAGACTTTAAAGTATGAAACTAGCAGATATAATTCTAAAAGAAGATAACAGGTACAACGACGACGGTTACGACGAAGGAGATATCAAACTAATGGGTGATATGATTCTTCCTACTGATAAAATGGTTGTACTCCAAGCAGAGGAGGATACATATAATAGAGGATTACTAGTAACTAGCAATAAAGATAAAAGTTACGATGTAGCATACTGGGCAGACGATAAGACTAAGCCTTATCCTATAGGAATAGAGATAGACGGTGTAGAAGTATCTAAAGATGCAAAAATAATAAAATTTATGTTTCACCCAGAAATGAAATAATATGATAAGAATAAAAGATATATTAGGATACCCATCTCTAGCTTACCATATAGACAATAAGCTCTCATTGCATGAGCATGTCTACCGTTATAACTCTAAAGCCTTTATACAATTGTTTAATGAAGCAAGAGAAGCTCTTAGAGACGAAGCTATTGAGTTAAACGAAACAGATAGAGAGCTCTTAGAAACAACTGACATAGGAGAATACGCAGATTATAATGGTATGAGGGTACCTTTAGACTTACCAATGGTCTCTGCAAAATATAACCCACTATTTGAAATTGGCTGTCTAATTGACGATATGATTGAAAACGAGGACACAATCGACGAAGCCTCTACTATCGAGCAAATGATAGATTTTGATTTAATAAAAGAGCTAGTAGAATCAATTGGAGCAAATATTAATATGGATAAATTTAGGAAAGCAGTTAGTATTCAAAATGAATCATTTGACTATTCTGGATTTGACATGATAAAAGCCTCAGTCGGATATATGAATGAGCTAGAATATAAGGGTAAAAAAGTAAAACTTAACAAACCTAAACGTGGAGGCTCTAAAAAATTCTACGTATATGTTAAATCTAAAAAAGGTAATGTAAAAAAAGTATCTTTTGGAGATACTAACTTATCAGTTAAGTTTAAACAAAAAGGAGCAAGAGCATCTTTTGCAGCACGACATAAATGTGCTACTAAGAAAGACAAAACAAAAGCAGGGTACTGGTCCTGTAATATAGGTCGCTATTGGAAATCATTAGGCGGCAGCGCTAACTTTTCAGGATACTGGTAGGATATGAAATTAATTAAACTTATATTAGAGGATACAAAAGAAACTTTCGATGACTTTGCTGAAGGTAGAGAAAAAGGAGCAAGTAAAATTGCTTCATCTGCTAAAGAAAAAGGAGGTGATTCATTATTAACTTATGAACACTTTAACGTAAAGCTTTCTTATTATAAAAAAGCAGCTGACGGAAAATTTAATCTAGAAGCAGCTCAAAAAGAGTTTGAAGAGACTCACAAAAAAATTAGTTCTACTATGAGCCAGACGGCGTTTCAAAAAGAAATGGGGAGATTAGAGGTTCTAGGAGAGTTAATTATTAAACACGGATAATTATTTTAAATTTTCACCTTAATGAAAAAGTTATTACTACTACCACTAAACGATTATCAAATCGCACCATCTGCTTGTTTACCAAGTGAATAATAAACCCTACAAAGAAACATTAGGTAAGGAGTATTCTGTGAGAGAGTTTTTACAGAGTACCTCATCACTTGAATATGTTTGGCATAGAGATAAAGAAGATAGGTACGTACAGCCTATTAATTATTCTGATTGGAAGCTACAACTAGACAATACAGTACCTGTGGAGTTCGGTAATAGTAAACTATTTATACCTAAAGAGACTTACCACAGACTTATAAAAGGAACAGGTGATATAACTCTCAAAGTTTGGAAACTATAAAATAACTTAAATGAAACTATCAGATATTATCTTAACAGAAGGACATGACTATGATAAATATAAGCATGTAGCTCTCGATATAACAAAAGAGCTTACTGTTGGATACGGTGATTATAATCCAATGGTTAGTATGGGGCATTATGTTGAGGACGGACCTAATGCAGGGAAAGGATATGGATCAGTTGAATTTAAAGTTGAAGAAGCACTTCCAGATGACACATTTAGACAAGTAGTAGCGTTCCTTAAAACCAGAAAATATAATGTAACATCAGAAGCTAATTACTATGATGATGATGGGGATAGATATTACTATCCTAGAATACAATTCGAGTTTTCACAAAGCGATGTAAAATGAAACTATCCAAAATTATACTAGAAGATAAAACTATTGTAGCAAGAACAGAAGTAGATATGTCTAATGATGATATCAATAAACTAACTGAATCTATAACAAATCAACTAGAAGAATTCCTAGACACAGGCAACAGAGACCTTATAAGGATTACAGTAGCAACTGCTATTAACGAACTGCTCCAAAACAAATAATATAAAAGTTTGCCGTCTGAATAAAAGTTCTTATCTTTACTATAAGATACGGACGGTTATATGGATTACGCTTTTCTTTTAGGAAGTATAGAGAATATACTAGGTAAGAGTCATAAGAGAGCTAGAGATAATTATGCTTTCTCATGCCCTTTTTGCAATCACCGCAAACCTAAGTTAGAAATTAATATGTTTACTAACGAAGAAGGTAAGAACTACTGGGAATGTTGGGTTTGTCAAACTAGAGGGACTACGATTAGGTCCCTATTAAGACAGTTGCAAACACCTCGTGATCAAGCAGTAGATATTCTTAAGTTTGTACCGAAAGGGAATGAGGTGGAGTACAAACACCTATCTATATTAGAACTACCAAAAGAGTTTCAATTGCTTCAAAATGCAACAACAACATCAGTTACAGCTAACTTAATTAAAAAATACCTATATGCAAGAGGACTTAGCTCAACAGATTTTATTAAATATGGTATTGGATACGCAGCAAGTGGAGAGTATGGAGGAAGAGTTATTATTCCAAGTTATTCTAGATCCAATCAACTCAATTTCTTTGTTGCACGAAGTTACCAGGGGGATTACTTTAAATACAAGAACCCTGAAACTTCAAAAGATATAATATTCTTTGAGAACTTAATTAATTGGAATATGCCTATCATACTATGTGAAGGTGTATTTGATGCTATAGCTATAAAACGTAATGTCATACCCATACTAGGAAAGTCAATCTCTACAGCTCTATACAAAAAGATTCTTATAAGCCCTCTTGAAGATATATACATTGCATTAGATAATGATGCTAAAACAAAAGCATTACAAATATCAGAACAATTCTTAAACCTCGGTAAAAGAGTATTCTTAATTGATATGAAAGAAAAAGACCCATCTAACATGGGCTTTAAGTCATTTACAGATTTAATTAAAACAGCAGAAGAATTAGACCTTAGCAGTCTAATGATGCATAAGCTAGATTTATGATAAAACAAGGTATGAACATTCTAGAACAGAATGAAAAAAAGAAATTAGACTTTAACCCTAAATTAAAGCAAATAAACTTTTTAGACCGTAGAGTCTATAAGAGAGGCGAAGGAGTATTTTACCCGTCCGTAACTACAATACTCCAATATATGCCCAAGAATAAGTTCTTCGAATCATGGATGAAGGATGTTGGGCATAACGCTGATCTTATTATGCGTAGAGCAGGTAAGCAAGGTACACAGGTACATGAAGCAGCTGAGAAGCTGGTCTTAGGAGAAGAAGTCTCCTGGATGGATGACTACGGTAATGCTAAATACTCTCAAATAGTATGGGAGATGATTTTAAAGTTTGCCGATTTCTGGCGTACACATAAACCAGAACTTATATCTGCTGAAGACTTTGTTTGGTCTGATGAGCATAAGTATGCAGGAACAGCTGACTTGGTAGTTAAGATGAACGGTGAAGTTTGGTTACTAGATATTAAAACATCAAACAGTGTACATAAATCATTTGATCTTCAGTTAGCTTCGTATGCTAAAGCGTTAGAAGAGTCTAAAGGTATTAAGATACAGCGTACAG